CTGTCATTTACTCAGCTCGCATTTCCTCAGGGCAACGAGCCTCTTTTGAAACCTTCAAAAGGATAAAAAGGGTAATGTCGGTTTCACTACGCTTTCAGTTTAAGCCATCTAAGGGGCTGCCAGTGGTTTGTCGTTGGTACCACTACGCTTTCAGTTTACGCCATCAAAGGGGCTGGGGTGATTAAACTCCAATTAACAATTGCCTATTAGCATTTATTGCAGGTATTTGAGAACTCAAATACTTCGTAAAGGCATTACCTATGTACTGTTGTGCCATTGTGCCGTATTTTCTCACATAAGGTGAAATCATAGAACCCAAATTGTACATGGCGTCCACTAGAAAACTATTGCTTGAAGCGGCTGGTGTGGGTGAGAATAGATTGGCATTATTTAATGCTACATATTCAATGTGTGAAATTATTTCAACTTCAAGTGGTGATTCACCGCCTGTTGCTCCATCAACATAATATATTATCTGCGACCATCCTGTTGAGGCAGCCGTACCTGAGGGAAAGGACGTTGGGTCAGAAAATAGTTCTGACTTGGCGTCTAACCTCGAAAACGGCAATATTAATGGTGAGATTGCTAGTGTTGCCAAAGGTACTTTAAAGTAGTTCGGACAATTAGTCATTTGAGCTATCGAAGTCGGCCAGAATGAATAACCCACTGCATCTAATCCTAAGTAACAAGGTACATAACAAATATGTAACGTGCCTTTAATGTTACTCATGGCTGATAATGACGTGAATTTTATGCCACCGACTACGACTCTAGCTACTGTGGCGTTCAAATAGAGATTGCTGCCATAAGACACGGCTGATCCAGCGGGCCAGGTAATCACACCGGCTAAAATGGACCCAGGTTTATACAGAGCATATCTAGTCCCGGACGTGTAAGTGCCACCGGCGGCGACACCATTTGCGTCCACGGTTACGACTGTCGTGCATTTAACGTTAGCTACAGACGTAGGAAATTGTGTTCTATCGGGCAATTTTAAACCAAAAGCACAATCGTCAAATGGATTACAACCGTCGCCGAGCCACCGAGCCATAGGTTCAGTTTGCTTAAGCTTAATTAATAATCCGCGTGCATTATTGGCCTTGGTTTGTTTATTCCTTTTCGTTTTGTTTTTCTTATTATTGTTCTTGTTGACCCCCATGAAGACGAGCAGGTTGGCCGACCCACTCGCCTGCTGTTTACAGCTTCTGCCAATCTTTTCGTGGTGTATGGATTAGAATCTTGGCGAGATAAAGTATTAACCATCAGTACACCATATAGGGAGTTGGTTCGGCATTTGCCTAACCTGTCGCCGTCCCTTGCGCTGCCATTTACCGTGTACAGGCACAGGCTCGGTTTATAGACATGAACTGGTCTTCAACTCTTATAGTTGATCACAATTAGTTCTGGGGATCATTCCGGTATCAACTTCCACTAATCTGGTGATTATATCGTTATCTACTTCCATGCCCAATTGAAATTTAGGCAACCAGATAGTTTTGTAGGTTTCGTAATCTAAACCGTAATAATATTGAAATTGCTGATGTACGAACTCAGAAGCATTTTCTATGCAAATGGTACCATTCATCTTGTGTTCAACATTTTTGTCTAAGATCACTCTGCCTTCGCCGATTGCGGATTGCATCCAGTCCATAATTGCCCCAAAAGCAGGTATAAACACATCATATTTAAAACCTAAAATGACACCCCGCAAATGAGCCTTGTAAGTCTCTTCATCTTTATAATTGTTCTTAGTATAAAAAGTCTTAGCTAACGCCCTACCTGGCTTGATTGCAGGGTAGAAGAAATTCGGTTCGATCTCCCAAAACCTTTTAGAGCAGTATTCTGCATCCCAAGGGTTGTCTACCAAATTAGCTTCAGCCGCTAGTCCCAAATTGGAATATAATTCATTTATGACTGACATAGCAGGAATGTCCTGGTTAGGAGCAATGAAGACTATGCTATCATCGCCGTGAAACATTCCCGTTATTGTTAGGCCACAAAGTTGTCTATATACATAATCAGTAGCAGCCGCGTTCTTGTTGGTGTTTGAATGTGTGGTGTCTATTCTACCTGAGCCAAAACTGCCGTCTCTAGTATAATACAGGCCATCACAAGTGATGGCTCTCATATTGACTTCAGACGTCACTTGATCGGCTTCAGTATTATTGGGTAGCAGCTCTATATTCATTAGATTACATTCTCTATTGCATTCACTTGATTGGCTGCCATCAAACGTTTTGAAGTCATTCATTACAATCGACCATCCCAAACCAACATAGTGTGAGAAGAAAGCTCCAATATCTTCCCTGGTTGATCCGCTAGTGAAATAAAAGTCACTCTTGGAAGTAAAAATTTGCTTGGTAAAGAATTTGTCTAATGCATACATGACTGGGCCATTTGTGGCTAAAAGTTGATCTGTGAAAGCAGTGATTAATCTTGGTTTGTAATCAGCCAATGAATTTTTGAACGATGCCTCGAATTTCATGAAAGCTTTGCCGTGTGTTGGTATTATACCCGACTCGAGAGCACGGTCGCGGGCCTTCATTATTTGATCACCGCGGTTCTTATTATAGCGCGCCACAAAGCCGGAGATGTCATCTTTATAGGTATTGAGGTAGTTTACATCATCCAAATGAAACCTCTCTTTATACCCTTTAAATGCTGTTCGCCATTCACCTGGAATAGCTTTATCTTCGTTTGGCCAGCACAATTGTCGCGTAATTACGGCTTTATTGATGTTGTGAGTGCAACTGGTAGGAAAAATTGGTGTAAAATTTAGCACTCCGAATAGTCTATTGACCATGAATTTTGAACATCTATATCGCTGTAATGTTGCGTCTATCATAGCTGATTTGCAAATAGGCACATTATGGTTGGTTATGTCGAAACCGGTACATACGGTTTCAACCTTACCATTTACCGGAGCGATGTTGTTGTTTATTTTTATTTCTGTGTTTTTATAAGGTTGTGTCGCTCCTTTGGCTATGGTTCTCTTGTCTTGTACAGTCAGTGGTTGTATGGGTATTATTTTACTGAACATAGCTTTCTTAAAACCTAACGTGGAACAAACTTGCCAAAAAGTAGGGTCACTACTATTGGCTAACACACCAAATGAATGGCAGGCTATTGTTTGATCTCGATAAATTTCAAGTGCTATTTGCTGTACTCGTTCTAGTGAACACGTTTGATTTTTCATCTCTAAATAGAGGCCAGTTTGTTTTAAAAACTTAGGCATAATTTCAAAGTAGTGGTTGAGGTTTTTCTCAGTTCTATCTCTGGTCTGCCACCAAAAATTGGTTAAGAGTTTAAACTCGTGGACGCGTTCCTCGAGGGTTTGTACAGGAACATTAGAGTGGGGTTCGTAAACGCGCCACCCAACCGGAGCGTATTTTACCGGTTTAGAGTCGGGAAACTCAGCTGCCAACACTACGGCCTCACTTGAATTGTTTCTCTCACTCAATTCAAGAGTCGACTTTCGCGCAAAGTCCCTTCTCATGTGCTGCTTATCCGTTCGGCACTTATGGGTTTTTACTAATAGGTTTTCCTTCCCGCTTTGTTGAGGTGTTTTGTCACCTTGTACGTGTGAGCGTGACGAGTGCTCTATGGTATTAAACAATTGAATTTCAGTACTTTCGTCGTCAGATGCTAGTTGAGCTGCCTGGGCAGCTGGTTTACGAGCGTACTGTTTGGGAGCTAACTTACGCGCCTCCCTTGGTTTCCTGCTTTTTGCTTGTCGCTTATCCAGAATTGTCGTAATGCCTTATGTTTTTATGAAAGACCTTATCAGGGTCAATTCAACTCTACATAGAACGCCGAGTAGAGAATGTTAATGTTGTTGTAGGATTTGGATGGATGGTGTACTGCCTGGTTGTTTTAACCCTATGAGACGGGGGCATACACACGGCCGAAGCCAGCTCAAGCACGAGCCCTTCCACGCCTATGACGCCATGGTAAAATTAACGTTACGTTGCTAGCGACCCGGTATGACCTCTAGGGCACACTAGGTGAACAGGTGAAAGCATACTCACAAGCTCT